GGGGTTGATCCATTCAACTGGACGAACCCGAATGGCGTATCTGGCCGCTACCTAGCATCGAAGTATTCGCGGACAAACCTTGGCTCAGGCGTGGGGCGTGTCAGCGTCACGTTTGAGCGAGATTTCACCCCATGACAGAGAACGTAGCAATTCAGCTTGCTGGCTTGCGACACGATGCGGAACTTGAGTTTTTTGTGATCGATGCCACCGCCATAGGTGGATCGGTCTATCGCTTCCATTCTGGAACGAATGGCCTGCTTCAGGCGGTCGTGTGGCAGGGCCAGACCTACCAGCCTATGCCGATCATTGCGACTGGATTTGCCAGGACGACGCAGGGCACATTGCCGCGCCCGACCATGACGGTATCGAACGTCACCAACTTGGTAGGCGCTCTGGTTATCACCGGCAATGGCCTGTTGGGGGCCAAGGTGCTCCGCAAACGCACCTTGAAGCGCTACCTTGATGCCGTGAACTTTGCGGGCGGCAATGCCAACGCCGACCCTTTGGCTGGGTATGCGGACGAGGTTTGGAAGATCGACCGTGTCGCCCGTCGAAACAAGCTGATCGTTCAGTTTGAGTTGGCCTCGGCCATGGACGTTGATGGGGTGATGCTCCCTCGGCGACAGGTGCTTGCAGACACCTGCACGTTTGAGTATCGCCAGGACGGTTGCGGCTACACTGGCCCAGCCGTGGCCAAGGCAGACGACACGCCAACAATCAACCCGGCTGAGGATGATTGCGGGCACTGCTTGCGCTCTTGCAGGCTTCGCCAATGGCCTGATGGCGTGCTGAACTATGGCGGGTTCCCTGGTGCTGGTTCAATCCGGAGGGTCTGACATGTTTGATATGTCAGCGTCGGCCTACGCCGCGATCATGGCCCACGGGGAACGCGAGTATGCAAAAGGACGCGAGGCATGCGGCCTGATCGTGTCTGGTGAGTACATCGAGTGCCAGAACCTTGGAGAAGGCCCCGACAACTTCAGGATTGACCCGATTCAATGGGTTGGCGCTGAAGAGTCCGGACAACTTCAGGCCGTGGTGCACACGCACCCAGACCAGCCGGCCCTGCCTTCGCAACTGGACATTGAACGATGCGCCGCTAGTGGCCTGCCATGGCTCATTGTCAGCGTGCCCGGTGGTGATGTGTCCGTTTGCCTGCCTGATCAATCAATCCACAGGATTCACCATGTCTGAGCAACTGAGAGAAATTCGCCTGTATGGGCACCTGGGCAAGAAGTTTGGACGCATTCACCGGTTCGCCGTCGAGTCTGCCCAAGAAGCCATCATGGCTATGTGCATGGTGTTGGATGGGTTTGAGCGCGAGTTGATGGCGCACGCCGACGGGTACTTGATCTTCGCAGGCAAGAAGGACAAAGACGGCTTGCTCTCCGAGAAGACGGTTGGCATCAAGCTGGCCGCGACTGAGGCCGTGTACATCGTGCCGGTTGTTCAGGGGGCCAACTGGTGGAGCAAGACGTGGAAGCGTGGCGTTGACGTATTCCTGAAGGTCACGATGCTGGGCTGGATCAACAAGCCATTTGTTGACGCAATCAAGCCAAAAATCCCAAGTGTCAGCACGCCAGGGCAGGCGCCAGAGAGCATTCCCAGCTTTGCATTCGGGGCGATAGCCAACTACACCGACCAGGGTGTGGCTGTCCCTATCGTCTACGGTGAAGTGATTGCCGGGTCGGTTGTTGCATCGCAGGGTTTGAGCGCCGTGGAGTTGGTGATATGAGTGAGATTCAGGACAACGTCAAATCAACCCAGATCGCGGAGTTGGTCGACATCGTTTCAGAGGGCGATTGCGTCGGCTTGGTCAATGGTGCCAAAGACGTGTTCCTTGAAGGCACGCCACTGCAAAACGCTGACGGGTCTTTCAACTTCGAAGGCGTGCACCTTGATTGGCGCACAGGCACGGTCGATCAATCGCCATTGCCTGGGATCAATGCCGTTCAGTCCGAAGTGATGGTAAACGTTGACGTCTTGCAAGCCACACCAGTGGTGCGGACCATCACCAGCACGAGCGTGGACAAGTGCCGCGTCACCATCATGGTGCCGCGCTTGTTCTTTCAAGACACGTCAAACGGTGACATCAGCGGTTCGTCGTTTCAGTTCGCCATTGACGTGCAGGCGTCAGGCGGGGCCTATGTTGAGGTGCTGAATCGGACCATTGAAGGCAAGACCAACAGCCAGTACTCCAAGTCGTTTGAGTTCTCGCTGACTGGTTCTGCACCGTGGAACATTCGGGTGCGGCGCATCACGGCCGATCCGGCAGGGGCCAATGTGGCCAACGCATTTAAGTGGGCCAGCTTCACGGAGATTCAGTCGGTCAAGCTGCGGTATCCGTACACGGGCTACACCTTCCTGAGGGTCGATGCTCAGGCATTCAACCAGATCCCGGCGCGTACGTTTAAGTGGCGCGGCAAGAAGATCAAGGTGCCCACCAACTACAACACCACCACGCGGGCTTATACCGGCGTGTGGGATGGCACGTTCAAGACCGAATGGACGGACAACCCGGCTTGGGTGTTCTATGACATGGTGACCACGGCACGCTATGGCCTGGGCAACTATGTGGACCCGGCTGAGGTCAACAAGTGGCGCCTGTACAAGATCGCCCAATACTGCGACGGCCTTGTGCCAGACGGTAGCGTTGGTACTGAGCCGCGCTTCACGATCAACGCGCAGATCAGAGATCGAAAAGAGGCATATCGCCTGCTTCAGGACCTGTCGTCCGTGTTCAGGGGCATGCCGTTTTGGGATGGCGCCAAGGTTGACGTTTACCAAGACTCGCCAGAGCCGGTTTCGTTGATCTACGCCCCCGCCAACGTGGTCGGCGGCAACTTTGAATATGAGGGCGGCTCAAGCGAAAAGTCCCGTCACTCCGTATTCATCTGCTACTGGAATGACATGACCGACCAGGGCCGCAGAACGGCTGAGGTCTACGCGCCAAACGACCTGATCACTCGCTATGGCATGCGAGAAATTGAGCTGTCGCCTATGGGTGTGACGAGCCGCAGCATGGCCGCCAGGTTGTGCCGATGGGCGCGGCATACCGAAGAAGCGGAAGGTGAAACGGTAGGCTTCAGCGTAGGTTCTGATGGCATCGTTGCACAGCCAGGGAAGGTTTTCAGCATCGCTGACCCAAGCGTTGCAGGTGAGCGATTGGGCGGGCGCATCGTGGCCGCAACGACAACGCAAGTCACGCTTGACGCGCCTGTCACGCTTGACTCTGGCGTGACGTACACCTTGACAGTGATTCAGCCTGACTCCATCGATCACATGGAGTACGACACCGAAGACCGGACCGTGACCACGGCAGCCGCGGTGGATTTGACCGTGCTGACGGTGTCCCCCGCTTTTTCTGCGACTCCAGCGCAGGGCACGCTGTGGATTTTGTCGTCAGCCAATGTGGAGCCCACTTTGTGGCGCTGCACCGATGTCGAGGAGCAGGACAAGGGCGGATACAAAATCAGCGGCACCGCCTACAACGCCAGCAAGTACGATGCCATTGAGCAAGGCTTGACGCTGGATCAGCCCGTCATCACCAAGTTGTCGACCGTTGCCAGCCCGCCAACAGGGCTCACGCTGGAAGAGGAAATTTACAGCGACGGCACGGTGAACAAGTCAGCCTTGACCGTGGCCTTCATCCCGGCGACAGGGTCGAGCCGCTACCAGATCAAGTATCGACGCGACACCGGGTGGTGGGTTGACTTGCCAGAGTCCGGCGAGCAGTCCGCAACAATCCGAGGTCTTGAGTCTGGTGTGTATGACGTGGTGGTGCGCGCCATCAATGGTCTGGGGAATGTCTCGCCAGCGGTTCAAGGGACCATCACCCTAGCTGGTGGCAAAAGCGGCGTTCGCGCAGTCCGCCTCAAGGCATCAGCCCTGACATTCAAGGTTCCGACATCTGGGCCCGCCAGCCCAACAAGCATCACGATCACTGCTGACTGCGGGGCGCTCAATGAGGCTGGGTTGTCGTGGTCCGCGACCGGTGGCACGCTGACTGGCACGGGGACAACTCGCACGCTGACGTATGCCAACATGAGCGCAGACGTTGCCCAGGTCACGGCCACGATCACAGTTGGATCAGACGTTTACACCGACACCGTGACCATCATCAAGGTGGCTGACGGAGCCAAGGGCGACACCGGAATCAAGGGCGATACTGGACTGAAGGGCGATACCGGAAACCCTGGAGCAGGCGGCGTTTCCGCTGTGATGACGCTTGATTCGATTGGCCTGCCCGCTGACTCAGCAGGGGCGGTCACGAGTTACGCTGGCGCAGATTCGACCATGCTGGTCGCGCTTGGTGGGGCTGACGACACAGCGAACTGGACATTCAGCCACACGGCCACAGACGTGACCGTCACGCGATCGGTCAATACCGTCACCGTCACATCGATGGGGTCAGGCGTGGCGATTGGCTATGTCGACGTGACGGCAACCCGAAGCGGGTACTCGAGCATCACAAAGCGGGTGACGGTCAGCAAGTACAATACTGGCGCAAAAGGCGATACCGGGGTCAAGGGAGACGACGGTCTAACAGGCCCTCGCGGGTCTGTCACCTTGGCTGCTTCCACAGCCGGGACTTCATGGTCAGACAGTGAAGCCAATTCCGCTATCACTGGCGCTGGATTTGCCGGGCCGGTGAACCGCGACGTTGTCACCCTCTACAACACGTCAACCGGATGGTCAGAGGCCCGGTTCTATAGCGGCTCGTCCTGGTTGACGCTGAACGCCTGGATCACCGGGAATTTGTTAGTTGATGGGACGATTGAGGCTGAAAAGATTAAAGCAGGGACGATTACAACAGATCGCATTCAAGTTGGAGCCGCATCTGCAACCTCATCACAATCTAGTACTAGCACGACAATTATGCCTCTTGGCTCAGCCGTAAGTTCTGCTACGGGTACGGTTTCTGGGCCGGTAATTTCCACAATAGGTAGGCCTATTGTGGTTTCCATATCTGGCGGGCTGCATGTTTTTCTTTCTGCAACAGCCAACAGAATAATTAAAAGCCTCGTAAACCTGAAGGCTGTAGATGTATCAACTGGCATTACTCATTCAAGCGTTGGTGCTTATGCGGACGAATCAAGAATAATGAACGACCCGTCAGGTGGCGGGTTTACTGTTGCTCTAAGTGTTAGCGGGATGCTTCCAAGCGTACCGGCAGGAACTTACCGAATTGACGCATATGTTTCAGTTACAAGCAGAGACCCATCAACGGGTAATCTTGTGAACTACATAATAAAAGTTTTCGCATACACTCAAATGTGCGTATTCGAGTTGAGGGTTTAAATGAAAATTGAATACACTATTTTTTCTGAAGAAACATTGTCAATTATAGGTTTTGGTAGCTGTTTTGAATGTGATTTCAGCATGCAGCAATTCCCAGGTGGGATCATTGTGGCTGGCATATTTAAGGAAGATGAGTTTTATATAAAAAATGGCGAAATAAAGAAATACACCGAGTCCGAGCGGGAGGCTAAGCTTAATAGGCCGCACTTCCACGCGGAATGGTCAAACTCATTGATGAAGTGGGTTGACTTGCGGAGTCCTGAACAAATCAAGCAGGATTTCCAGGCTCGGCAGAAGATTTGCCTAGATCAAGTCGATGCTTCCGCTGGAGTGGCGAGAACACGGTACATCACCAGCACCCACGGTCAGGTGGAAACTTACACAATCAAGGAGCGCCAAGCCCGCGAATGGACCGCTGCAAGCTATGCCGGTGATCCGCCATCCTTCATTGCGGCTGAAGCGGCTGCCACCAACGTCACGCCGCAGGCGTTGTGCCAGATGGTCATCGAGTTGGCGGACTTCTGGTCCAACATCAAAGGCCCGCAGATCGAAGCAACGCGCCGAAAATGGAAGGTAGCGATAGAGGCTGCATCTGACCCGTCTTTGATCCAAGGGCTTGTTGATGCGGCACGCGCTGAATTGGACGCCTTATGAACATCCTGATCGGCCTGATGCTTTGGTTTGTTGGCGTGCTGGCAGCCAACTTTTCGGCGCTGCTTGCGCTGCTGTACCTGTTCACTTCGCCGCGTCGGTTTTGGCGTGTCGTGATCGCGCATGACCAGGCGGCAAATGCTGCATTTGGCGGATCAGAGGACGAGACGATCAGCAGTAGGGCAGGCCGCGCCGCGAGGCGCGGGGACCGATGGGGCT